ACCATGACTGACGCAAGACCACTTGATCAGTTTATCGATTGCGTCAACCACTTTGTCAATTTCTGCTTGCTGACTTTCAAAACCAATTTCCCCGTCAGCGGATAGTTCAACAAGGGTCCCGGGGTCCACAATGATCTTGCCCCCGCCTTTTTCCCCCTTGATCCATCCAACCCCGAAGGCTTGATTGCTGATCAAATAAAGCAGGTCAACAAGCTTCAGGTTGACAGCTTCTTGCTGACTAATCAGATCATCACCCCCGGCAAGCCAAAAGCTTGACGTTGCATTGACCTGATCCCATATAGGCAAATATGGAATGATCCCATAGGGGTTGACCCCCTCTTCCAGCACAAGGCCCCTATAGTCTAAGTGTTGCCACAGGTCAGCCCGCCACAACCAAAATTCAACGTCTTCAGGCTGATCCGTGTTTCCGTAGTCAGTGACAAGCACTGCTTGCAGATCTTGGGGGACTGATCCATAAGCAACGTCAACAATGTTTCCAGTGACAACGTCAAGGTTCATTTCCCCGTTTCTCCAAACCGGGCGCAAAAGTACGGTCTTCAATAGTTTGGTATAACGGGAAGCAAGCTTCAACGTCAGATCCAGCGAACAGCTTTCAACCATTGCGCTATATAACGCTTGATCTTGGGCTGACCCTTTCAGGTTCCGGGTTGCGGGTTCCTTGTAAACAGTGGCAAGGTTATTGACTACTTTTTTAACAACGTTCAATTCCATTGAAGTCATGCGCTCATAGTTGCTGAAAAGCGTTTGCATGGTTTCAAGCAAATAATCAAGCTGACTGTCATGATAGAAGTCAAGGCGTTTTGCCACTTCGTTTTTTCTGCTTGTGGCAGTGTCCACAACATAGGCAGAATTCATTTCTTCAAAAAGTTTAGGCACAACACTTGTCCATAGCATAGTTTAAATCACTCCTTTAAATCGCCTGACTTATTCTTGCCCCCACAATTTCAACCCTTTGCTTGAAAAACTCTTCAATAGTGCATTCATCAAGCGGGCGCAGGCGTTTGAAATTTTCATACATGTCTTCAACTTGCTGATAAGCTGGGCAACGTATACGGCACAAAAGGGAATGATCCCCCCCGAATAAAATACACAAGTGGCGATTGCTTGCTTTCCTGTTCATGCAAGAAAAGTTCCCCAGTTGATAAGTGTGCAAGACCTGATCACGTAAAGCAAACATAGCATGCGCAACGCTGAAGACTGAATCATCTTTGAACTTGTCCGAAGCGTGTTGAAAAACGTACCCTTGCCCGCCCCCGGGCTTAAGCTTATATACAAAAGTGCGCATTTCAGAAAGCAGCGTCTTTTGATACTTGCTGAAGTGGAAGCGTCCATTTTTGGCAGCTTCAGCGAAGCGGGGGAAAATGGTATTTTGCCAAGTGCTTGTGGGATTGACTATTTCAAACTTTATGTTTTTGTCAGCAAGGCGGGGCGCAAGATCTGCCACTTCGTAATTTTCCAGCGCAACGTTGCAAAGATCATATTTTGCATGATCATCAATGATCTGCTTCAGTATGAACCTTGAAGCGTTAAACTGAAATATTTTTTGCGATAAAATATAAAATTCAGGTTCGTTTGTGTCCGGGCAAACTGTCTTTAAAAGTACGGTCCAGACTGACCGATCACCCCCGATCAAACTTTTTGCACGGTCCAGCCCCCCGGCTATTTTATAGGCCCGGCCCTTCAGGAATTCTGACACGTTCGCAACGGGGATCTTGTAACTGTCTTTTGATTTCTTTATTGTAGCTTCATTAAACAGGCTATTTGTAGCACTTGACCGCTGACCTAAAATGTCACGTTTGAAGTCAACGTCAAGCTGGGTCTTTTGCAGGCGGGCAACTTTCTTGCGGTCAATCCAGTTCGGGGCCTTTGCGTTATACTCTTCAAGGTCCTTATACTCAACATGGGTGCAATGCATGTTTTCATCATTCGCAGCTTCCCGCTGCAAGTCATGGACATGCTGATCATAAGCGTCAACGTTGCTGTCAATGTAAGTGACTGACCCTTCACTGTCTAACAGCGAAGCTTGAAAGGCACCCCAAACTTGCAGCGTTTCAGCTTCGGCAGTGTGTGCGTCAGTCCAGTAAAGCGCATTCAGCTTTTCCCCGAAGGCAGTTGCTTTGCTTGTCCCGCTTGACATTTGTATTTTACTATTCATTGGAGGATAGTTGATTTCATATTGCGTCAACCATGGATCTTGAAACAGTGCCCGAAGCTTGGGGCTGAACTTGATTATATCAGTCAACGGTTTGAATTGCGTTCGCCTGCTTGCCATTTCAGTGGCAGCCAAAAGCTGAACCAAAAAGTTGCGCTTTGACATGATCTGCCACAATAGCAGCATTCGAAAAATGGTTGACTTCCCGTGTCTCCGGGGCTGAATCAAAAGGCAAAGGGAATGAAGCAGATCCCCGTTGCTGTCAGTCTTCAGGATTGCTTGCAGTTCCCGCCTTTGTTCAGGCGTAGGTTCCCAAACTTCCCAGCGGTTTTTGGAATTCAAGCAGCGGGGCTGCATATCCCGCAACCAATGATAAAACCCTTTGGCCCCCTTGTAGTTCCAGCGGTTCAAAATATCCTTATCGCTGACGGGGGCGGGGGCTGAAGTGGACCCCCGCCCTTTTGTTTGTTTAGGAGGCGCAGCGGGGGAAATCTTAGAAAAACCCGCTGCTGTTCCGTCAGCTTTAACGCCCGGGCGAAGAGGTAGAGAAAACCCGGGCAAGTGTAACTGTTTTATGTCTTTGTCTTTATTGAAAAGCCCCATTGATCACCTTTGAAAGTGCCCCCTGTTCTTGCGGGGTCACCCTTTCCTTGTCCAGTTTCCACAAGCCCAAAGCTTCAAGCGTCTTTGAAAGCAGCGTCACTGCTCTGTAATACTCCGGTTGAAGTGGCTTGCTTTTCTCAATCGATATTTTTTGCAGTCTCCACGTTTCCATGATCAGGGTTGCAGCTTGTTCAATCAGCAATTTGTTTGCAAACGATAGCTTCATTTTCAACTTCATATCCCGCTTCAACTTCGCTTGCACAATTTCCCACTGCTTCTTTGGATCATGCAGCTTTTCGTTTTTGGGGTTCAATTGTGCCATTTTTTGCGTCAAGCCCATTAGTCAGCCCCTTCAACCTGTACACGTGTACAGCTTTTGATTTCATTCTTTAGTTTTGGGATCAACCCGCTTCACAAGTGATCAACGCCACTGTTTCAAAAACAGGCTGGATCAGCTTCACCTTGTAGACGTGCCCGTTTTCCTGTATCTGATCTTTTAAGCTGACCCCAGCGGGCAAGTCTTCCCACTTGAAAATAAAAACGGGTTGCCCCACTTGAAGGGAATTGTCCCCGCTGAAGTTGATTGACCGTGCATCATGTTTCATCTTGATTGAATCAATAACACTTTCATCAAAGTCAACTTCAAGGTAACCCTTCGCCCGGTCAAAGGGATCTGTGGAAGCAAATTTGCGGTAGACAACAAGGGTCTTCATTTTGGGATCTCGCATTGCAGCGTTAATCATATTCAAGATTGCTTTTCTAACTTGTGAAATCATATGCAAACCTCAAACAGGTTTTTATTTTTTTCAAAAAGCTTCATTTTTTCATCTCGTCACTGAAAGGCCAGCAAGCCCCCCGGCTTCATGACTGCGGGGGGAAGCGGGGGGACCGCTGTTATGTCAGATATGATATAAGGGTTTTGAATGCTTGTCAAGCTTTTTTTTGTCACCATGTTGTCACTGCTTTTCGCTGGACAAAAGCAAACCCTATTTTTATGAATGATTAGCGATAGTTAGCGGATCTGACCATAGGACAATATATCCGCTTCCCGGGGCTTATGTCAAGCTTGACATAAGGTCGCCTTGCAGGTTTGGGCTTGCATCGATTATCAGAGAAGTTGACGGGCTGGGTCCTTGAAGGGTCCTTGTGCGTTTGTTGTGTCTTATTAGGTATTTAGGCTTGATTTTTGGGGCTGGGTTTGCCTTGTGTAGATCCCGGGGTTGTTCTTATGGTAGTTAGTGGCGTTTGGCCCCCCAAACCCATAAAATTCAGGTTCCCGGGCGTCAAATATCGCTCAGGTGAAGACTTTTTCCCCTGAAGGCATATTGTATAGGGTTTGCCCCCAAAAATTGAAGCTGGGCCATGGATCTTTTGAATTTTGCGGGGTTTTGATAGAGGGGCGGGGCCTGAAAACGGGGGCTTAGATCGTTTTCAATAGTGGCCCCGCCTTTTTGAGGTGTCCATGAACTCGGTAGGATGGCTTTCACGAACACCCACCTTATATCATATTAGATATAAGGTTGTCAAGTGTTTTTATTGTGCTTGGGCCTTTTCCCGTTCGTTGGCCCAATTATGCAGGTCAAGCAGTTCAGAAAAAATGTCTTCCCAGCACTCCGGGCAAAAGTTAAACTTTTCAGTGCCAAAGGGTTCAAGGCTATCCCTAAATGAAAGGGATAGGTCAAAGGTCCTTTCCCCTTTTGCTGTTTGCATGGTTACCGTCAAACCCGGATAAGTGGTTTTCGTATAGGCACCCCCGCAGCGGGTGCAAGTGAAAAATCCGGGTGTAGGCAGGTCCCCCCGCCAAGATCGATCTTTGACAAGGGTTCCCTTTTTGACTTTGCTTATTCGATAAGCTTTTTTCATTTATTCCCCCTCTTTTCGTTATAGGTTCAAAAATCCCTTCTTTCCGTATCGTCATCAATACGGGTAACA